ACATGACGTTTCTTATCATCGTAGATAACAACTTCACCTGTCTTCATCTGAGTGATTCGATAGCGCCTGTCTGCAACATTGATAACTACACCATGATTGCGCTCATCATCGAAGAAGAGATTAATTGCATCTGTCTTACCGTCTGTATAAGGCTCTGAACTGAAACCATAAGGCTCGATATGTTCCATCTCATCTTGGGTGGTGTCAGAATCATATCTTGTCTGGAACTCTCTAAGCTTTAAATCACCCGAAGAACCTGTGACGGTTGACCGAACTATCTGCGACATATTTAATCCTTAATGGTATTTGCCATCCTGACCGACAAGCTTAACTTCTGACTTTGATGACCATGATCCATTCTTTTTTGTGACTTTTGACTTTTCCTGAGCAGGTTCATCTGTCTGCCTAAATCCTACAGGTGGAACACATTCAAGAGTGGTAATCATTCCATTGTTATCAAGTGTAAAAGTGACTTTGGTGATTAGCATTTCTTTTGTTGATGAATTTGAACCAACTCCAGAACCTAACACAATGTCATCTTTAATCTTGACTAAAGTGTTTACCTTCCACAAATCACCTTCAAGACCGTCTTTACCCGTGCGCCATCCTACAACTGTATAAGTTATTTTCTGTGACTGTGCTTTACGATATTTAGCTTCCTGTTCAGGGCCATTGGATATGCCCCCGTTCATAGTCTGTTCTTTGTAGCGATAAAATCTAAATCTTTTAATCTTACTATCTTGGCATTTAGAAATCTGCTGTAGATCATCGCCAAACTTCTTATTATTGCCCTTCTGATCGTTGTCATACCAGTAATGAGAAAAACGCTGGCTATAATCCTTTTGAGTTGAAGCTGTCAGAATATTGGTTCCTAATTCTAATGTTGCTCCTGATGATTTTGGATCGTCCGTATCAGTAATTATCAGATTTCCATACTCATCATCCATAAAATACAGACCTGATGATTTGGTTAAATTCTGAATTGCCTTAAAAACTGTTTCACTGTTTTTAACAGTTGAGTGAACATTTGAATTAACCGCAGCCTTATTTGACTCACAGACAAGTTTTATTCCATAAGGAGCTATTAACTGAGATACAGCAAGCTTTAAAGGGATGTTTTTAAACTGAGTAACAGCCTTTGAGATATTAGGAGATACGAAGGATTTACCGCCATTTATATTCTTTGTCCAAGAATTATTTTTAATGCTTGATAAGTCATATCCCTGTGGAGCTACGTTACAGTCTACTAAATCCTCTGTCTTACTTCTGCCAACAACTGAAGCTGTCACTGATGTACCGTTATAACTGATTGGAGTTGAGTCAATAAAGCCTGTCAGTACAAGATCATCTCCTATTGTAAGCTGGATTTCATCACCAGAAGTAAACTTTGGAATTTCACTTTGGGCATAAACTTTTGGAGTTATGTCCAGCTGAAAAGTTCTTGATAAAGCGTTAATCTCTGAAGTAATCGATACAGATGACCAGTAGTTATATGTAGTTGAACTGTTAACTTTAAGCTGAACTGTATTTTTATTGGCCATAAAAAAGCCCACAATTAAGTGGGCCTCCATAACAAATTAAAAACTAATATTTTTCACATTCAATAGAATCGTCAGAATGCTGTATACAGCGATATTCTTTGCCGTCGATCGTTACTTTCGTTCCTCTACTCATAGGATCAATCATACTATTGACTCTAGCTACTTTTAACTGGTCTTCCAATGAACCAAGTTGTGCAAAGTCCTCATCTTCCCAATTACAATCTTCTGTAAAGCCATCTTTTGGAGAACAATAAGCATTTGCACATCCGATTGATGATAACAAAGCAATTAAAACTATTAATTTTTTCATAGCAACTATCCTTCTTTTTTTGAATTATAGTCTAAAAATTAATGGTTAAAACACTAAGATACAGATTTTGTAATTCTGATTGGAACCTTTTGCATGAACAAAGGAAAATGAATATTATTACGTCTTATGATTTCATCCACTCTGCTGGTATCGCCATACTGTTCATAAGCTAAAACCAAAGTAGGCTGTGGCTCTTTTGGAGTTACAGTTATGGTTTTACCATCAGCTAGGACCTCATTTGTAAAGTAATGATAAACATTGCTGTAAAGCTCTTCCAAACTCTCATACAGATTACTGTCATCAGTTCCCTGATATATCATTTCAGCTTCAATAACTGAAAGAACTTCATTACGCAGTGCAAGAATTTCATCTTCAGATTTGGTATTTCCGGCAGTATCAGCATCCCCGTCACTCTCACCATCCAGGTTTGTTCCAACAAGAGAAACAATACCGGCTAACTGAGCAAGTAAAGTAAGCCTTACTGAAGTTTTTACAGCTTCAGCTAATTCTGATTTCTGAGTGTTAATATCAGTCTGCCTAAAATCAACTGCTGTTCCTTGAACCGCACCTTGAGCAGTTCCATGAGATGTCCCAAGAGCAGTGCTGGTGACTGATGAGGTTGTACTTAATTCATCAGAATGAATTAAATTAAGTACAGCATGCCCTGCATTTCTCCAGTTCTGAATAACATTAGAGTAATTGCCTACTCCTAATGAATCAAAAAGGGATGAAACAAAGGAAGAGGAATGGCTCAAATCTGATGCTGCTGTTGTTATAAGATTTGATATGGAATCAGATAAATCAAAAATCTTTGAAAAAGTTGAATCTGAAAGACATCCTAATATATTGAAATATGTGCCATTTGCGATATCTGTTGCAATAGTAGTGTACTGGTCTAAATCCTCTACAGATAGATTGAAAGTATCCAGTACATTTCCTGCAAAGTTATCAGCCCATGTTCTTAACTTTGAGCCAAAATCAAAGCCAGCTGAATGTGGGTATTTAGATTCACCAGCTTCAATAAAAGTCAGAGTGAAGTTAGAAATACGCTTTTCGGCATCCCATGTGATCCTTGGTGTATCAATGGGGTAAACGTTAAGCGTACCTAACCATGGGTGTATAAGCTTACAAGCAGAAACAATACCGTTACTGTCTTTTTTAGGCTCTTCAATGGCATTTATCAGCCTTTTGGTTCGCTGAATATAATCAGTGCCAATAATAAAGCCTGTAACAGTAAACTGTCTTTTAAGACGTCCTAAATCTTCAGTGTAAGGAATATCACGCTGTGGATATTCATGAGTGATATTTCTTCGGCCAAAGTTAAATTCAGAGCTTACAACTTCAAAAGACACACCATTAAAAGAGGCCTTTCGTAATCTGGTAGAAAACATTACAAGCTCCTTAATACACCTGAATTTGTCTTATACTGAATGCGACCGTCGCCATGCTGAGATGTTGACTCAACTTCAGCTGTAGTTCCTTCAGCTGACTTTACATTGATATTGATATCGCCCTTTAAGGCACCACCAGATGCAGTTGCAAGAGTAGTTGCCGGCACATTCATATTTGAATCATCACCAAAGCCAAAGAAGTTTTTAGTTTTATCCCAGCCATTTGACAGTGTTGAACCTATCTTACTAATGCCTTTTGCTGCAGATTCAAATGGAGCAAAGAATACATCTTTGATTTTGAGCCATAAATTAGCGTAAAAATCGACTAGGCTTAAGAATGTTTCTTTAATGGTGTTTACAGGATCGTTAAATAAACCAGATAACCAGTTCTTTATATCTTCCCACACAGCCTTTATTGGAGATAATGCATTAAGAACATAACTGATCATTTCGCTAAAACAGGATTTGATAGTTGATTCAGTTACATCTACGATGTTTCCCCATAAATTCGCATAAAACCCAACAAGACTTAAAAACGTATCTTTAATGGTGTTTACAGGATCATTGAATAAATTGGACAGCCAATTTTTCATACTGTTCCACGCATTTTTTATTGGAGATAATGCATTAAGAACATAACTGATCATTCCGCCAAAACAGGATTTGATAGTTGATTCAGTTACATCTACGATGTTTCCCCATAAATTCGCATAAAACCCAACAAGACTTAAAAACGTATCTTTAATGGTGTTTACAGGATCATTAAATAAATTGGACAGCCAGTTTTTAATACCATTCCAAGCTTTTTTTATTGGTGACAATGAACTTAAAATATAAGTGATCATCTTAGCAAAAAAGGCTTTAATTTTTGTGACTGTTGACATGGTAAAGCCAACAAAAGCATTCCATGCATCTTTGCACCATTTGCAGACAGTATCCCAATTCTTATAAAGAAAATAGACAGATGCAACAATAGCTGCAATCGCTGCAATAATGGCAGCTGCAATTAAGACAATAGGATTTGACCAAAGTGCAATATTAAACAAAGTTGTAGCTACTGTTACAGCTTTGATTGCTGTAGCTATCTTCAAGAATGCGCTAATAGTACCTATCAGAGCAACAACAAATTTACTTGCAAATATTGTGGATATAACAATCGCTACTGTTTTGACTCCACCGAGATAATTAAAAAGCTTTACAAGATTTTTGGTAAAAGTAACTGTTTGAGAAATTACCTGTTTAAAATCAATCTTTTTAATACACTCAACAAAATCCTTAACTGATGATGCAATTTCTGTTGCGATCCATTCTCGATTGGTTGCAATCCACTCAGTCATAGATGCAATAACAGGCTCAACGTAAGGTATCAGCTTTAAGCCAATAGCAAGGCTAAAACCTGTAACAGCATCTTTTAAACGCTGAATTGTGTCGCCCATTGATTTTGCTTTTAAGGTATCTTCATCTGATACTACAATACCAAGATGTTTTGCCTCGTCTGCATAATCTTTAAGAGCCTGAGAACCATCCTGCAGCATTTGGATCAGTTCCTGTCCAGACTTGCCAAAAGTGGTTGTCGCAATATATGCCTTTTCAGAATTGTTTTTCTGACGTTTCATTGCATCGGCTAATTCTGGCATTAGTTCAGCTGTGGTCTTCATCTGACCATTTGCTTTTTTCATTGAAATGCCTAATTTTTGGAACATTTCAACTAAGGCTTTGTTCTTGCCCTGTGCTGCATTAGCTAAATTCTTATTAAAGATAACCATGCCCTGATCAAGAGCTTCTGTTGAAGAGCCAGCCATTTGGGCAGCATGTCTTAAAGTTTGAACAGCATCAGTGGTGGTACCAAGTTTTATTGCAGCATCTTTCACTGAAGAGCCATAATCAGTAAATGTACTAATTGAGCTCTTAACAGTTGCACTTACTGCAGTAAAAGCACCAGCAAGCGGTACAAGAGTTAATGCACCTAACTTTGAAGCATTAGATGCAAAAGCCTGTGATGCCTTTTCAAAGTTTTTAAAAGAACTCTTTAATTTTTTTAACTGTGGTGAAGCTTTATCACTTACAGTAAAAAGAGCCTTAAACTCTTTGATATTTGCTGATGCCATTCTTATTTCCTTTGTGAATTAATCTCATCTGCAATACGATTCGACTGTATAACCATTTCTTCAAACCGCTCAACATCAAGTTGTTCAATATCAAGCGGTGACAGATGCCAGAAATACGCAGTCGAATAGATACAGTCAATAAATTGCTTTTCCGTTCTTGGGCTTAATCCCCACTTCCGAAAAAACCGGTTACAACACCTACTGCTGCAGTGAAATCAGGAATTGACATCTTATCTACAGCTGATGGAGGTATTGAAGCAAGAGTAGAAATATACTTTGCAACAATATCAGGATTAAATTTCAGATCGCCTTCTGAAGTAAAAAAGATGGGATAACCAATTCTGCGAATATCACCAACACTAGGCTTTCTGAACTCTAAAACAGATACAGTCTCAGTGCCCATCTCAATAGGCACTGATAATTTTAAGGTTTCTGCAACTGATTTCATTTAGTTCTCTCCTAACGCTGTAAGTGACCATCAAGGCCTGTAAACTCTAATGACACAGTACCGTCTGACGAATTAGCTACAACTTCACCTTCAAGCCATGCACCATTTAAGGTGTATACCCAACCATTAGCAAGCTCTGCAGTAATTGTCATATCATTGCCAGACAGTGCATCAATATCAAAGTCAGGCTCAAGAAATGCAGTACATTTAACATATGGAGCTATATTAGTCTCACTGTATCCTGCCACACCTGTAGAACCTACTTTCTTTTCTTTGGTTGTTTTTAATAAAGGTATTTCGACTGAACCTTCAACAGATAACTGAGCACCGTTAGCTTTAATGTAACAGGTGCCCGCAAATTTTTTACCCATTTAAAAAATCTCCTCTTAATCAGAATACTGTAAACGGAACTGAGCCTGTAACGCAAAAATGCGAAGCTGATTAACAAGATCAGGAGGCAACAGCACATCAAGACGGTTAACATCTGAAGTATTACGCTCTACAATCAGATTCTTAGCGAACAGTTCAGCATTCTCAACAAGGCCGTCACGTTCCATGGCTGAATACTGAGCAATCAGCTCTGAACGAATTACAGAAGGGGTAACAATAGCCTGTCCTGCGCCGTATCTGGTACCGTCATTTGCTAGCTTATGGCGTGCATATTTTGAGGTAATAACGCCCTTAAGACGGGTAATGATCTCTGCTAATGTATACAGAGTTGTGATATCAAGATATGAATTATCTGCATCACCGAACTTGTTAACCTGATATGTGGTGATTGCGCGCTCAATCATTACAGTGCCTGACTGATAATAAATTGTTGCGATTCCATTATGGAGTAAAGTATTTTTATCATTAAAATTAAAACGCTTTTCCATACTTGGTTGCATTAAGCCGTTCAGTTCACCGGTTTGTACAGGACGGGCAGGATCATTAGTAATAAATCCGGCAATACGACCTAAAACAGCGCCTGTCACAATATATGCAGGTTCTGCATTCTTCTCTTCAATGCCGAATACTGTGGTATGCTGGTCATTGCGAGTATTACCAAAAGTAACTAAGCTTTCAGTATTACCTCTGAGGGTTGTAAACACATGACCATACTGCATTTTTGCATATGACCAACGTCCGGTGGAATCATTCATCTCGGTTTTTACAGCATCAAGCGCTGTAGCAGAATTATTTTCAATTCCAATAAACCAGAATGTTTCTGATGCAACAGCCTTAAAAGCTTCTTTATAATCAGGCTCACCAGAACCATTTTTCATATCATCGATAGTAAGAGTAATGCCTGCAAGATCAGATTCTCCACCAACGTCGCCCTGAAGGTTCTTATCCAATCTGATTTCATTTCCAGTAATGCCAGCTACTTTAGCTGTAATAGTGATTACACTATCTTCATCATTCTTTTCAGCTGTAACGGGTAAATCTTTATCTGCATTGATTGCCTGAGTTAATGCAGTTAGGACTTCATTTGCAGTTGTTCCTGCAGAACATGCAACTGATACGAGCTGAGAACCAATATACAGATAGACTGCTCCGCTCTCTGTTGCTGTTCCTTTAACGGTAATTGAGCCTGTTGATGCTGTAGATGACTTAATGTCTACAGGTAAACACCATAATTCTCCTGTACCATTCTGATTACGGAATGCCTCTGCCATTAAAGCTAAAGGCGAACCACGACCAAACTTTGTTTTTGCCTGTTCAGTTGAGGTGATTAATGTAGGAACACCTGCTGTTGCAGTTCCAGAAGAAGACATTGAACCGATTAAAAGGCTCTTCTTCTCTGCTGTTGCGGTATTTGCCATTGAATTGTCTACTTCTGCGTAGAACAAAGGAACTCGTACATTTGAAGGTACGTAATTAAATGAAACAGACATTATTGTCTTCTCCTTGGTTTAGTTACCATAAATCTTTATAAATAGTTTGATCTTGTGGCTCCGATTTAGCCTTACCTTCTGTAAGCCCTGTAAGTCTGAGTTTTGCATCTATATTTCCATCCGGCTTATCAGATTCAATTTTGTCTACATCAGCATAAAACTTGTCAAAATTGCCTAAATTCTCATGTTCTGTCTTGATATATGTATCATCCGTATCAAGCATGTACTCTACTGTGAACTCTAACTGTACACACCACATGGCGGGAGTGGATGATGTATCAATAACTCTGTAATTTGCGTATTCATATACACACTGAGGATCGCCATTAGGAGCCCAACCTAACAAAGCTTTGAAAACCTCATCTTTTAAATCTTCAATTTTGTCTGCGCCTTCCTGTCCTCGAACATCAAGACTAGGAACACATAGAACCACAGCTATAGTCGCTGTTATTAACTGCTTATATGAGTTTTCTGAACTCTGTAGGGTTTTAGGATCTTCTGACTGGGTAAATACATAAGCACATGGAAGTTTCTCAGGGTGAACAACTGACAGACTGACCCATTGAAGTGCCCCATAGACACGTTTGCTAAGTGATGGGCATCGCTCTCTTAAAGCTTTGATAGTTGAGCTGACTCGCATCCTATTTTCTCCAAATTTTTATGCCCTCTGTCATAGCGCTGTCTATGATTTCTTTTATTTGTTTTTCGTTCTGGGTCGTTGCTGTTTCAATGAAGTTTTTTCTTGGTTTAAGTCGTCCGTCTTTTCGACCATAATTTAAAACCGCAGGATAAAAGAAACTGTCTTCAATCGTTGATACTTGTACACGTGACCACAGATGATCTTTTCTTTTAGAATTTTTAATACGAACATGACGTCTCATACGTCCTGTATTACGTCCGGGATATTCGCCAGCTTTTGAAGGGCCCTTTGATGAAATCAGTTTTTTAGACTGCTGCTGTACGATTTTGGATGCCTTCTTAAGTCCTGTCATTACGATTTTTCTGTCAAAATCCATGACATCAAGGCCTTTTGGCATTTTTACACCAACATGAAAGAACTCACCCATCTGCTAGTCCTGCCATATTGTTAGCATTTACAGTTTCGCTTTGAATATCACCGAGTTCACGAGCTTCAACCATGGTAAAAAAGTTCTGACCATTGCACTGTGTTACCCTGATAGGAATATATGTAATATCGCCTTCTTTTATCAGAATACTTCGGCTTAAACTTCTTGCATCTGTCATTCCTTTAACAGAACGGAACCAGAAACGGTGTGTAGTTTTGTTCTCTGTCTGAATATTATTGAAATACATTGAGCCTGTAGGTTCAATTTTGCAGAACACTGTACATATAAGCTCATCAATACTCTCAACTTCATGACCGTTAACAGGATGATCAATTCGAGAATATATGCTGACTCTGTGCCTTAATTCTCCAGCGGTGGGAATTGATACGCTCATTACTCATCCTCTCGAATATATTTAATATAAGGATCAAGAAGGTGCTTGTGAAAGGTACTATATGTAGCTTGCTCTGACAGCTCTCTGTGTGCGTATAAATCGCCTACAAGGCATAAAATAAACTGCTTAACAGTTAATGGAATATCCCCATTTGGGGATAAAGTTGACACAGCCTCATCATCGAATCTTTTAATAATTTCTCTCTGTAAAATCTGCTCTGCCTGTTCTGTAGCTACAATAATGTAATTACGAATAAGATCATCTTCAAATGTATCATCAACCCTTAACTGAGTTTTAGCCTCTTCAAGAGTGCATGGAGTCTGAGAGATATCAGTTATTGGGCTTGGAGTGTAAAGAGACATTATTAAAAAATCCTATAAAAAAGGGGGCATATGCCCCCAATGCTGACTACAAGCTAAATTATGCGGTTGCAGGAATAGCAAAATCACCACCGTTAATTGCCTGTGGCATCTCGTAAGCAACGCCTAAACGGCGCTCAACTCTGATAGTGATTAAGTTCTGAGTGAAGTTAACATTGTCTGAATCTGACATTGCAACGTTTAGAGCCTGTCTGTCGTATACAGTGGCACCTAAAGAGATGTTGCCTAAGATATACTTGCCGGCAGTTACAGATGCAGAAGTTACAACAGGAATACCCCATAATGACTTAGTGGCAACAGACTGAGGACCACCTAGAATGTAACGCTTCTGACCGTCTTTTAACATTGCAAGCTTTGTCCAATCAGATGGATTTAACAGGATCACTTCTGGAGTAATGTATCTACCCTCAAGCTCTGCCTTATTCTTTAATACGAAGTCAAACAGAGTTGAATCTGCTGCAAAATCTTTAGCTACAATCTGCTTGCCTGTTACAGGATCATTGTAATTACCAGCGTGGAGTAAACCTTCAAGTTCAGTTGATCCGCCTGTACCGGTAACGAGCTGAGAATCAACACGAGCCTGTAAACCGTACTGCATCTTCTGCTCAATATAAGCAGCCAAAGCTGGAGCGTCTGCTGCAAGCTGATTTGTGATTCTTGTCCAGTGGGCAATAGTTACAATCTTTGCAGTTGCAAGTGAAGTAGCCCCGAATACAGATTCAGGTTTATCATTCTTTTCAGCTACAAGTGCAGCATTGTTTGTAAATGAACCTTCCTTGACGTATTCAACTGAATTTGAAGTTACAGGCACATGAGGGAATAAGTTCTCAATAATCAATGGAGCTTCTGGAGAAACAACCATACCAGGCTTTCTGTAGGCTGGAATATTGCCATAATCTGAAGTTGCAGCATTAGTGTCAGCTTTCTTTTCAAAAGTAAATAATGCTTTTCGATTATTACTAAAATTCTCAAATGCTGCAGACTTTGTAAATGCCTGCCCTAGTGAAGGAGATGCTGTCTCTGCTGGAACTTCAACAGATTTCTGTGCTGTGTCTGCTAAGGCTTTTGCTAGCTTGACCTGTTCATCACCAATACGTTTAATCTCTGCCTCAATAGCTGATTTTGACGCTTTATTATCGGAGATTACATCCTCGATTTTTGCATCTATGGTCTCAAGACCCTTTAAAATATCGTTATTTTCCATTTTTTATTTCCTGTATTTCATGAAAATTGACTTGATACGTTCATCAATGTCATTGTCTACGTGATCGTGTGTTTCTCTGTCAGCATCACACTGATTTAGCACACGTTTGGCTACAGATATAATCTCTTTAGCCTTTGAGCGAGAAAAGCCAGCATCACGCAGACATTTCTCAAAACCTTTAATATCATTACAGTCATTAAAATCTGCTGACTTATAACTTGAAATTCTTGCATTGTCATCGGCAGGCAGATTTACAACTGAAATCTCATAAAGCCTGTCAATTGCCTTAATTAAGCAACCACTATACAAATCATCAGGATCTTTTTGTTCACAGCCTTCTTCGGAACATGAAAAGCAGATTGATAAACCGGTCAGCGAGCCAAACTTAATTGCGTCAAAAACTTCTTTTGCTTTAGCGTTATTTAAATTCAGCTGTCCTTTAACTTTTAAGCCTACATCATCAACTGACATCTCTGTCCATTTGCCAATAGGCACAGACATTGAATCATGACCATACAGCATTGTAGGTAAGTCGCCTTTTGTAATTACATGATCAAATGCTTTAGGCGCAATGGTATCGCCGTACGAATCAACACCATTGAATACTGAAGCATATCCTTCAATGATGCCTTCATCAGAGATTTCAAGTTGTGACTCTTTGGCACTCTTATTGAATTTCATTTATTTACTCCTTACTGTTTAGTAGGGTTTTCTGTAATTGGTGTCTGTGATACCTGAGACGCATCAGCCTGGCCTAACTGCTCAAGAGGAAATAAATTACTCTGAGCTGTCAAAGTATCACCGTCTTTAACTGGTGGTAAGCCTTCTTCAACGCGGACTTCATTACGTGTCTTCCAGCCGTTCTGCACTGCAGTTGCTGCAATGCGACTGCGAGCCTCATCATTAGCACGGTTAAGAAATGACAGACGGAATTTAACAGCATGGTTGTATCGTTCTTCAACACATGGGACACGCTTCATGATTGCCTGTTCAAGGCTTATAATCATGGGCAGAATGGTTGACTTGTAAAAGTTTGCCGTAACCTGTTCAATGTTTGACCCTGGTGCTCCACCGCTTGAATTGACAAGAGCAGATGGAACTCCAAACCAGCGACAGATTTCTTCGACACTGAATTTACGTGTATCTAATAATTGCTGTTCGGCAGGATTAAGGCTTAGTTGCTGAAAAGACATATCTGCAGGTAATACAGGTATCTTGTCATCATTCCTCATCTTTTGAAATTGATCGGCAATTTCACCTTTTTGTTTGTCGGTTAAAATCTTAGGAGTAGTCAGAATGCCACTCATTTTTCCTTTTTTGTTGAAAACTGATACAGCAGTTCTTTGAGCAAAGTTAGATTCAGCCAAAGAAATTTTCATAAAATCCAACTTCTTTAGACCGGTAATGCCGTTACCCATGCATTTCCAATGCAGTATGTCAGATGATTTATAGTCCTGATAATGGTCGTTCTTATCAAGATAACGATAAATTAACTGACCATTTGAAGGATCTCTGTAAATCTGCATCTGCTCTGAAGACAGAGGATATATGCCCTTTACTTGTCCTTTTTTGTCTCCTGTCCATCTGGAGATTAACGCATAAGCATTACCATGCAGACAGTAATTAACAACCATTGCAGAAAAGAACTCATACGGAGTCATATCAGCGTTTGGTGACTCTGACAGAATATAATTAAGATTGCATTTGGTATCAGCGTTCTTATTACCTTTACCGTCAACAATAAATACATCACAAGGCAGAGATGCAATAGTGTGACTTAAAAGATCAATACAAGCCCATACAGTAGGAATCTGTAGAGCCATATCCGGTGAATATGCATTTGTTCCTTCAACGATTGGCACCATAGGGCTGTTATTCTGCCAGCCAGAGTGATCACCTGTAGTGCCACCCCAATTTGTCAACCATTTAAAAACATTCATATTTTTTTACCTGTAAATCTAATAAGCTAAGTCGATATTTAAACTGCCTTCAAGATAATCTGTTGAAACCTGCATAAAAATAGCCTGTCGTAAAGCCATGATTAACGCTACAATGCCATCAATTTTGTTCTCTGGGTTTTCTTTTCTTGGATAAATATTATCTTTGGCATCTAAATGTGCGACTACGTTCGAGGCCATCCACTCAAGAACAGGATTTCCATCAGTGTGTAACAGTTTCTGATAAATCAAAGCCTGCATTTCTTTCATAGCTTCGCTGAAGTTCTGAACGGTAGGCTTAATCTCAACCATGGTCAAACCTTCATTAGCAAGGTTAGAAGCTAACTGATATGCCTGCCAAGGATCAAAAGCTATTGCTAAAGTGTCATAATGCTGGGCATCTTCTTTGATATAATCTTGAATAAGCTCTAAATCATTAATAGAACCATCGGAGACATGGATTAAGTCCTGTTTAACCCAGCCTTGATATTGTGAATTTGTAGAACTGTTTATTCTATCTTCAGGTAGCCAGAACTCAGGAAAAACATAGAAGTGAACCTTGCCATCACTCTCTTCTCTCCAGAAAAGTCGCACTAAAGCTGTGATATCTGTTTTAGCTGCAAGGTCAAGGCCATAAATGCAGTGACATCCCTCAAAATCATCAAGAGTTACATCTGTTCTGATAGCTTTTCGCCATTTGTTCATCTGCAGAAAAGCAGTGTCAGCGTTGCACCATATATCAAGGTGCTTTGTTTTGAAGTTATTTTCTGAGCTGGGATTCTCCATGGCTTTGCGCAAAGTCGATAATACCGCCTTGGGCATCACTGATATATTCCAGTTAGGATTAGCTTTTTGCAGTGAGCTTTCTTCTCTCCAGTCGTCGCCTTCATCAATCGTATAGATAATGCCGAAATGAGTATCATCTACAACGGAAGTATTTAACAATTTTTCAACGTACCGTCTTATCTCGTAGCAGATACCGTTAATCAGAAATCCTGCTGTGGTAATCATCCACATAATTGGCTGTGTACGCTTACCGATTGAAGTCTCGACAACGTCATACACTTCACGAGTTTTATGTGCATGAAGTTCGTCGATAATTGCGCAATGGGTATTCAAACCGTCAAGGGTTTTACCGTCTGCTGACTTTGCTTCAAACTTTGAATTAGTACCAGGAATGACCATTGAATGAGCTAGAACATTCAATCCGTATGCTGCACGCAAATCAGGATTTTTACGAGCCATTGCCTGAGCATCATTAAAAACAATCTTTGCCTGATCGCGAGTTGTTGCAAATGAGTAACAGTCAGCACCCATTTCATTGTCAGCACACATCATGAATAAACCGATGCAGCTTAATAAAGTTGACTTGCCGTTACCTCTTGGGACTTCAATATATGCTCTCTGATAACGCCTGAGATTGTTATCATCAACCCAGCCGAATACTGTGGTAAGAATAAAGATCTGCCATGGCTCAAGTACTATCTTTTGACCAGCTTTTTCAGCTTTTACGTGACAGAGCATTTCAGAAAACCGACAAGGTCTTGATGCAAGATTTACATCAAAGTGATACTGCCAGCGTTTTCTTTTAAGATCGTTCTTCTGTCTCTTGCATGCTTCAATAACATAACGACAAGCAGGGATCTTCTTAGCCAGTACGTCGTTAATATAGCCATTAGCGATGGCGATATAATCACGTTTCTGCATAGACTATAAATCAAGAAAGCTATTCTTGTTATCTGAATCTGACTTTGTTATAGATACTTTCGAGCGAGATGCAGGAGTAAACCCAAGCTCGGTCAGATAATTCTTTAAAATATATTTCAGCTCGTTTTGCTGTTTTAGTACGGGGTTTACAACACGTTTGCCTGTTTTTTCGTCTGTAAGCATTAAACCTTCATGTTGAAGTATCGCTTCTAACTCAAGGATCTTAGACACTGTGTCAGCCCACATCGCAAAAACAGTGTAATCTAGGCTTGAAACCATTCCGTCAGGCATCTGTGATATTGCAAAATCCCAATGTTGCTTTGCTACATCATTAAGCCATGACGGAGCTGATACAACTTTGATGTCTGTCTGAGGTTTAGGCTCATTTAAGTTTGTTCGACAAGGCTGTAAGGTTCCCTGCAGTTTTTTAATTGCAGTTGGTTTTCTTGGTCTTGCCATTATTTTTTTACCTATCTTTATACACTTGAATATTTTTTCTATAAATCAACAAGTAAATTACTCCCATTTTGCACGCGTGTGTAAAGAACTAACGGGGCGGTTACATTCTTGTGTATGAACTTTTTTAACTCCCCCTACGGGTCTTGAGAAAGTTACTGTCTTCAATTGCTGTCTTTCTGCTGTGGCATTCATGACATAAAGCCTGTAAGTTCTTTAAATTCCAGAACTTATTCATGTCGCCTTTGTGAGGAACTATATGATCAACATCTGTAGCTGGTTTGATTCTGCCGTGTTTGAGACATTCAACGCATAGAGGATGCTCAGCAAGAAATGTCTTTCTGAACTTCTCCCATTTACTTGTATATCCTCTTTCTCTTGAAGAGCCTCGATGTTTATCAAACTCATTTGATACTTTTGTTTGATGTTCTCTACAGTATGCTGAACCTTTAACTGCATATTCTCTGCATCCGGCATATTGACATGGTTTTAAAAATAAATTAGGCATATATTAAGAATTAGAAAGCACAGACAATCTGCAACAATCATCTGTGCTTAGACTTTTTATATACAAGGATATTTTATGAATCAGAACAATCTAACCTTAAGCATTGATCCTGCCCTGGAACCATCGATAAAATTGGCTATGTCTGTAAAAGAACTTGTTTCTCCTTCCCTGGCTAAAGCTGCAGTTCAGTTTGCTCAACATGCTAAATACTTTTCTTCAATATCTTCAATCATCAATACGTTAGATACCAATTCTCAGAATGAACTCTGTTCTGAAATAAAACGGTTAAAGAAAGAAGATTTTCAATGTATTGTTAAAGGTTATGAAAAAGTTGAATCTCTTGACGACAAATCCAAAACAGACTTTGATAATGCAACGCAAAAGTTATCAATACAGGAATCAACTCAAACCCTGATTAGTTTTGCAGATTTAGATCCTATTGCTATCAAAGCAGAACTTAAGAATATATCCAATCAATTAAATGTCGTTGCAAAGAATACAAAGCCTAAACCTCTATACCAGGTAATTATTAAAGATCTTCTAATAGGTCTTGCAATTAACGGACTTATTTATGGAATTTCTGAGATTTATCAATACGGTCAAACAGTTTACGAACAGAGCGTACAACAAGAAATTCATAAACAAGACGAGACACAGCAACAGCAAGAATTCCAAGACAGAAGAATGATAATGCCACAAATAGCACTATCAAAAAGGAATCTACCTGCACAGTATAAATGTTAGTTGTTTCTCCAGAATAAGCTAAGGAAATTAGGTCCGGAAGACCATTTTTATATAAAGAGTAAATCACAACACTTACGACAGCACAAAAGACTGGATAAATAGCCAGTTTAATCACTGTATAACATATTGTTAGAAGTTTCATTTGACTTATTCCTTTACATTTAACTTCTGAGAAATCATGCCATACCACTCAATCAGATTGTTGAGGTAAGTAGCGTTGATGTCGCAGTCCCTTGCAACAATCATCTGGTCATTAAGTAACTTCTGAAATGCTCTTTTGTCTTTTCCACTGCATTTACATTTGTCTTCTTGAACTGATCCGGAAGCGGAGGCATCTTTGGACAGTGTTGCTGTGTCGGAATCGGTGTACTCTGAGAACTGCAACTGCATAGCATTAAGTTCATCGATAGCACTAGCATAACGTTTTTCAAGATCATCCAGGTCTTCCTGCGTTTTTGCTGCATTGATTTGCGCTGTATTCTGGTGCTCATGTTCAACCTCCAACTGTTGAATCAGATTAGTTTTTTCTTGCTCCAGTGCATATTTCGCAACGTTCAGACGTTCAATTTCTGCCTGATCGTCTCTTGCCGAATAGCCGGTCAGAAAACCGACAGCAAAAGCTAATGCACTAGCAATCAATGTATTCTTAATGGATAACATTGGGAAACTCCAGGAACGAAAAAAGCCCACATTTCTGTGAGCTTCTTTTTGACATTTTTAGACTAAGAAAGAAATAATTTAGCTTCTGCTTTTCTGCGCCTGGTTAACCCTTCAACTTCAACGCCACCTGCTTTGTTGATATCAAGAAACTCATGTGCAGCGCCTTCAACGTCACCGGCCTTGAGTTTTGCCCACAGCTTGAATCTTACAAGTTTGAAAATTCCACCTGATAAATTGAACAAAAGAGAGCACAGCGCATCAAACTGACACTGTGTGACTTCAATCTCATCGGCATTTAAGGCTGAAATCAGCTGATGCTCAACCTGTCTTAGGTCTCGCTGTAACTGCTCATACGCCCACTGCTCAGTACATACCATACCCTGCTTAACGTCTGGGCCATGATGACCGTAGCCAATTGTCCATCCTTTTTCGCTTGATACAGGCTTATATGCAGCAGTTCTTAATCCTTCAAAATTCATTATAAGAGCAATACCATGACTACTTACTTTCATCATCTGATTTACCCTCAACTTTCAAGTTAATAACTTGTTTAATCTTTAAAGAGATATAGTCACTGCCCAAGAAGCCTACGAATGTACCAATTGCAACACCTAACTCCAGAGGCCACTTAAAGTAATACTCTGAAATTAAGATAAGTGCAGATGAGAGCATAGAGCATGTCAGTGCTTCACAAATCTTAGCCATGAATTTGCGCTTGGTAGAGCGTAGATATGCCATGACAAAAGAGCAAGCTGTACCAATCATCAAATAAATGACTTCTGGGGTTAAATGTTTATACATAAGAAATAAAAAAAGCCCTCAATTTTTTGAGAGCTTTATTGTTGACAAATTAGGATAATCTATGAGGAAGAGGAAAGCACCGATGTTCAATACGTACTTTTTCACTCTAATTGTTTTATAGTATATTCTTAAAAAAACGATCTATTAACGACCAATAAACGATCTTTTTATCTATTTGATTTTAAAGAATAAAGTAGTATTTTTAGGGATTATAGCTGTCTGTTATGAGGATGGCAGCCATATTTTTAAAATCTATGTAGCTAGACGAATTTCGGGCGTCTTGCCACCCGCGCCTTATTTCATGCTGTCACAGTACCTTGTGAAACATCTTGTTTTGCTTCTTTGTTTGTTTTACCTGGATTATTAAATGATTGTAATCCATCAATATGCTCAAATAAATCATCTGCGACAGGATGCCAGAGAGGATCAAGAACAAAATCAATGCCTTCTCTTCTTGCTAATTTTGCAGCAGGAACAAAATCACTATCACCAGCAATAAGGATAATCTGATCAACTTGTTTTTTTAGAGCCAAGGAAGTAATGTCAATGCCAATGCGCATATCAACACCCTTCTGTTTTGCATTTAGTCTTAAATCGTCTTCAGTTAACTCAGAAAAATTTTTATCTCCTCTAAAGAGTTTCTTTAAAACATCCTCTTTCAAAACATACTGAGGAGCTTCAGATAACCTTCCCATACGTAAAGCAAACTTTCTTCTATGCTTTAATTCATCATAAAAAGCTTCTGTCCACTTAAATACGTCTGACTTTCTGAAATTAACAGTCTTTCCTGTAATAGGATTAAAAATATTATCTGTAAGCCATGGACAATCATAATAAAAAATTCTGTACAGATATGAATTAGCTACATGTTTATGACAATAAGATTCAAGCTCTTTAGCTCTTTCTTTTGCAGACTTTTCTCCCCATAAAGATTTTGCTCTTTTTCTGTAAAATCCACCATCTACAAGAATAGCTGTTCTGATTTTGTCCATAAAACAATATTCCACATACTATAAGACCTCGACTTCGTCACTTCTCTGAGAGTGAGAGGACTAATGTCGAGGTCTGAAACTTTATTTACTTGAAGCTTACAACAAAAAATAAAAATGTCAATATATTAGGATAAGAAAATATAAGTTAGGATAGCTTAGGACAAGTCAGAAACTCTCCACAACCTTCTGATAAATTCTGTCTTTGAATTTCTCCTGTCTGTCGTAGCTCTTCTCAAGATCTTGAGCATACTGCAGTGTCTTTGGTTCAAGATGTGACAGCTTATCCACACCAAGACACCAGCGAACAGCCTGAGCAGGATCATCATGAGCGCGTTTGTAATGACGACATAAGCGCCTTACCTTCTGATACGAGATATTCAGAGCTTTGCAGCATTCAAACATAGACCTGTACTCAACCCCCTGATATGTAAAGCTTCTCACTTACTCACCCCTCATTTGCTTTAATTTGTCTCTCATCCAGTCTCTTGAATCAAAGATCTTCTGATTGATCATTGCTATCGTCATGTACCTTACAACATTCCACGGATGGGCCTCAAAAACGGTCAATCTGCGATGTTTGGCACGTTGGATGGATATACCCTTACAGAATGACCTGATATCTCCTGCATCCTGTCCTTTGTGATAATACCAGTGAAAGAATCTGTACAGCCCCGGACGTTCTTTTTTAAATTCACAGGTAACTGATGCTATGATCTCTGCACTCTCCTCAGTGATAGCAGCATAACCATGCTCTGTAGGAACAGTACCAGCTGATGGACAGCCTCTGTTGATCCTTGTCCATACTCCATAAGAATCTAACAGACGCTCAAAAGCATAATCATCATCCAGTGCGTCAAGAATTTCTTTAGTCAGCATTTTCCAAACTCCAATCCTTCAAAGAATTATGCTCTGATACTGTCCAAACACCAACACGAATACCGGCTAATTTTTTGTTTGGTGACAAACGTCTGCAGATCAAAAACTCAATTAACGAATCATCATCATAAATACCTGCAAGCTTTAACACATCACATACAGGTTTGGCCATATTGTCTAAATCTCTCTTGCGCCTGTCAGGAAAAGTAATTTCCATATACACATAAACAGGCTCAGCATACGGCGCTTGAATTTCATTCTTAATCTTTCGTGCTTCAAGCTCCATCCATTCACGATACTTAGGTGAATCTTTAATACCAATAATTCTGCGTGTCATATTGATAACGTATGGTATCAGTCTCTGATTAGCTGAAGGCGGTAAAGTCAGATCAATAAGCACCATAGTCCACACTGTCCTTAATCAGCTTGTATTTTGTAAATATTGACTGAACTCCTTCACTGTATGAATAGCTCTGGCCATAGTTCTGCAGATAAGTTAACATCCAGTTTTTAAAATCAGCATAAAAGCTGTTAACCTGAATAGCATAAGCTCTTAATGTATCTTCGTTATAGCCCAAATCACGCATGTATTTGACAGTATTAATGAAACGTTCATCGACTTCTTTTTTCTTGTCTTCAGGAAGAACGTTATCAAACAACATTACTGCAGGAAGCAGATGCTCGTCCCCTGCAGCAATAATCATGTCATACAAATCGTATTCATACATGCTATCCATGTTGCATAGCTCATCAAGGGCAATGAGGCTTTTCAACTTCTCGACTTCCTCATCCCATGCAAGAGGAATTGGCATATACTTCTTAACCGCCATACTCTTTAAAGTGGCAATATACATAGTCGCAATATGCTGTAGCTCCAGATAATCAATCTCAGGCAGATCGTCAGGTTTAAAGTAAATCACAAACTTGGTGCCAGGATATTCAGAGTATAGAGTGCCAGGAATTGAATATGCACCAAATACTGTAGCTACGTCTGACTTTAACTCTAAAGCATATTTAACCAGAGCGCCGTTTTTCTTTGGTACTAAAGGCTGCGGGCCTAAAACGCGAGGTAGTGGTTTGCCTTCAGGAATATTCTTAACTCTGAAAAAGATTTTTCCGCCTTTACCGCCACAGACAGTATAGAACTCAGGAAGAATTTTTTCTGAAGTTAGAAGGTTCATAAAGTTCTTCATAGTTACATCATCGTAAAAGTCACAGTCTAAAGCACATACATGGCTGTCACCCAAACGCAGATTGAGTGAATTACAACGACCGCTGTTTATATCTTCATGCGCCCATGTTAATAGCTGTTCTTTTGATGGTTCTTTCCATTTTCTGAGACTAGGAGCTTTGAAATGAGATGGAATCACCGTCCACCCTATTGAAGCTAAACCATCAGCTGTTTTGTGGAGGGCAGAGGTAAGGTCACGCTCATTCATTGGTCTTTGCTTAGTGATAAGCTCCCCTGAGATTTCATCAATTCCAGGCTCATTGATCATGATGTCTTTCATATAAATCATTGCATTACCTCCTATCTCTGAAGCGGTATTTTGTGTATCAGATTTACATTGCTGGTATTTGGCTGCATTGAAACACCGCGGTTAATCAATACTGTGGGTTCAGTATTTTTGATGATATTAAAACCACCGCCAGCAGTTCTGATTGCTGTAAATTCATTTTCACCAGCCTGACAGTAACGGCTTTTAGCAATATCAATCTGAAAGCGAGTTATATCTTTGGTGCCGTTATTTGTTTCAGGGATCATGATTAGAGACAGAGCTACATCATGAACAATACCTGAACCGCCGGCAATGTCATACATAGTTGGTTTGTTACTCGTCCCGTTCTTTTTAGAAACAGGACGGCTTAACTGAACGAATGCAAGAGTTGCAAGATTGTTCTGCTCAGACAGCCTTACTAAGCGTTGCATCATGGCCTTGTTGCGCTCCCACATCTCACCTCGATATTTCATCTCCAGAATTTGGAAATAATCAATAATTAAAAGATCAAGACCACCTGAGTACACAAGACGTTTAACCTCATTCTCAACGTCATAAATTGACATACCACGGCCCGCCATGATAGTTAAACCGCTCTTAGAGATGGTATCTTCAAAGGCTTTTAAGTTCTGCTCAACAGGATAGCCATTCATGATTTGTTTTTGTGTGATATTCTGGTCGGTGCACATCATACGGAATGAAATAGACTGCGCGCTCATTTCAGCTGAGAACATGGCAACCTTAAGACCAGCTAAAGCTGTACGTCTTGCAATTTCACAGCCTAACCATGTCTTACCTGCACCTGAGTAAGCACAGATGATAGAAGTTTCACCACGTCTAAAGCCGTTAAAGCGCTCATCAAAGGCTTTATACCCTGTTGTCACATACAGCTTTTTTCTTGTTGCTGGATTAGACAGTTCTGCAACTTCCTGAAAAGCTGCACGAGCAATTTCATTCTTTCTTAAAATGTCTTTTTTAAGCTCTAAACTGGTATCACGTTCAATTGAAGTTACAGCCTCTTTTAACTCTGCAATAGGCTTTTTAGCTCTGGCATCTTCAATAAGTTTTTGAGCGCGTTCAACGATGATAAGACGAACGCCAATATCACGCATCTCCTTGTAATGCTTGATAACATCGTCATAAGAACATGCTGTTGAATTGCTGATAATCTTCTTGATGTCACTCTCTTTGATGCTCTCATCTTTTGCCCATGAGATAAAGGTTTTGTAGTCCCATTTATGGGCATAGCAGAACTTTCTGACAGTCTCCACAATCTTTTGTTGTTCCTGAACAAAGAAATGGATATCAGAGCCCAAATCAGACAGGAAGATCTGACGTTCCTCGTCTTGAAAGGAATACAACAAAGCTCTTATAATATAAGAGCCTTCTGAGGCGCATTTATCATAGTCGCTTATGTCTTCTTCATTTCGTGGTTTAGTGACAGCAGAAGGCTCTTTTTTAATCTCAACATTCTTATTAAGCTTTCCTGTTTTCTCTTCTTTTTGAATTACACGCTTGTAACCATTTGCTTGTGCTGCAGTAATAATCGCACCAATACCAGCAATATGATTACTCTTAAAAAACTCATTTCTCTCATGCTTTTCGTCTTCCTTTTTGCGGTTAGACGCATGAGATGCCCATGCTTGAGCAATCTTAAAAACTGTTTCGTTGTTAGGGTAATCTTTACCCAAAGCATTAAACACCATTACCCATGTATCACGGTTATTGGCATCAAGGTGCTCCAAGATCACTTCCAACTCATCATTGGAAGGTAAACTAATCGAAGAAGGCATCAAACATCACCTCTTTACCATATAATTCTTTATGCAATGGTTTAATTCCCAAAGCTATTTCCTGAGCCTCTTTGTTTAAGCATTGAGGATCAGTTGACCACGCATCAAACCACTGTTGACCCCAGTCAAACGCTCTTTCTTCATCAGTAGGAAAATCGCGGTTAGAGTCATAAGGTGTATAGACGTCTTCACAATCACCTTTTATAACCTCGTACATGAGACGATAGATATACCTTCCAAAATCCATATCATGCTTAACAGCACTAAAATACTGAGGGTAGTCATTGAATAAAACTTCAAGCACTTTAGAAGGGCTGGTACGCTGTTTAATGATTTTCTTTATAGTAGGAAAAACAACATTCTCACCAAGATACTGCTCAACATAATCAATAACTCTAGGTTTAAAGCCTTTAAAGTCATTAGGAACAGCAATATTCAGGAATTTACCTAATGGCGCCTTCTTAGGGTTCCAGCGTTTAAGCAGTGACTCAGCATAAATATGAAAACACTCATCGCCATACTTACCCATAAGACACAGCTCTCCTAAGTACGTGATATTAGTAGCCATCCATTGAGCCAGGTTATACCCTTCAGGATCTAAAGGCTCTTGCGTAAAGAGACAGTTACCCTCACTATCAACAGCCTCTTTAGGGTCATAGTTGAAAGGTATATATGAATCCAGTTGATCACCAGTTGCAGGATCATGCATAAAGATTTTTGAAATTGATCCATCAGATAGATCATTTAAAATTTTTTTATAAATACTCTCCCTATATATATCTATCTCTTCTTTCTTATATTCATACTTATGTATGTCGTTTTGTTGTACAGAACTGTGTTGTTTTGTTGTATTAACTGTGTCGCTCTGTTGGGTGTGTTGTTCTGTTGGGGTGCTATTTTGTTGTATAGTTTTATTATTAACTGTGTCGTTTTGTTGTATAGTTTTATTTTCTTCTGAAGAATGCTGAGTTTTTAAAGATGCAATATCAAAAAGCACGTTAATAACGCGTCTGCATCCATCTTTTCTTTCAACAGAAATTAACTTAAGAGCTTCTAATCTTCGAAAAGATTTTCTAACAGCTTCTGATGTATACCCCATTTCATACTTGAGAAGAGAGTTAGAGAGCTTGACTTGCTTATTCTCACAACGTTTGGATAGACCAATAATCCTAAAAAGGATGTACTTGGCACAACCATTCAACTTTCTAATATCTGGAAGAAGTAAAGCATCAGGAATCACTACAGGATAAACTTCATTATTCATGGTAGAAGTCCCCTTTACTTAGCAATTTCTTCTGGTATGTCTTTCCAAATTTTTAACCGAGGAAATTTTAGTATTAAAAATTGTGCTCGATAAAAAGGCATTCCTTTTTTTGACCACAAAGTTACAGCAGGCAGAGATACTTCACATATTTCTGATAATTGCTTTCTACCTATAGCGTCAACAATCATTTTTGATGAATTTTTAGAAAGCTTTTTTGAATTAAGCATCATAACTAATTCCTTCAATGTACTTAGCACATAATTAAGTATTCTTAATTTAGAATATAGCAAACATAATTTGAAAGCAAGTTATTTAATTTATAAAATTTAATTCAAGTTAATTTATTGTGAAGACGATAGAAAAAATATTAGGAAGATAATTAAGAGAGGCTGTTATGACTGAATTAAAAAATAGGATTCAGAGCGCCATGGAGTATGCCAAAATCAATGGAAAAGAATTAAGTGTCATCACAGGACTAACAACTGCAGCAATTAGTCAATACAAAACAGGAAAGATCTTAACTCTTAATGCCATGGCTGCCCAAAAGATTGCAGACGCTCTTGGTGTAAACGTCGAATGGCTTGTCACTGGCGAAGGCAATATGATTAAGCCTAACATCATCTCTTTAGATAGTGCAAATTCAGATAAACTGCCAGCTGGTTTTGTTCAAATCCCAGAATATAAGATCTGCTTTGGTGCTGGTGAGGCTGAAGAGCCTACTTATGAAGAGATACAAGACTGTGTTCCTGCATATTTTAGATCTTCATTCTTTTCTGATAGAGGCATAAATCCTAAGAATTGTAGAAGATTTAAAGTTATTGGCGATTCTATGATCCCTCTCATCAATGATGGCGATTACATCACTGTAGACTGCACACCTAAAGATTATATTGAGAACAACCAAATCTATGCTCTCGTATTTGATCATTCTCTAAGAATTAAAAGACTGATTAAATCATTTAAAACTCTAACTATACGTTCAGATAATCAAATATATCCTGATGAAGTGCTGACTTTAGAAGAAGCAGCACAAATGATTCACATCATTGGAAAAGTAATAGAGCGCTCAGGCTCTGTATAAAGCAATCCATTAAGCTATTTAAGAAGGTTGTTACTTAGGTGACAACTTTTTTTTATTCTCACTCCTTCTTTCTCCTGTCTAAAAAAAATCAAAATTTTTGTAAACAAAATTCAAAGAATTTTCAAAAGGATAATAAATTATTTTTAATTTTTAATTAAATATACTTAATTATTTCTTGACTAATTATTAAAAAATCTTAATCTATAAATAAAGTAAACTTAATTTTAAATTAAATACATTTTATTGGAGACAACACCATGAAGGAGTTTTCAGTTTTAAGAGCGCACCTTTTAGGCTTTGCGATTGCCCTGTTTGTTGTTCTTGCTTTCTTTGGAGCTGAAAACTTTTTTGCTCTGATTGATGGTTTGCTTTTTTAAGGAGATTTTTCAGTGATTGATTTTAACGAATTTGCTTTAACACCTGATGATTTGAATTTGCATCAGGAACGTGTGGCACGTATTGAAGCTTCAATTAAGCCAGGTATGACACCTTATCAGCTTTGGCAGTACCGCAGACAGGAATCTCTTGGTGGTTCTGATATTGGCACTCTCATGGGATTAAACAAGTACACAACTCCTCATCAGTTATGGCTTGAAAAAACCGGTCGTATACAGCCATGGAGTGGTAATGCTGCTACTCACTGGGGACAGATTTTAGAGCCAGTAATTGCTAAAGAGTATGAGGAAGTTTCTGGACAGAAACTGGTTCTATGTGATGGATTGCAGATATCTCAAATTCCATACCTGGTAGGTTCACCTGACCGCATTGTGCTTGATCCTGCAGATCAGACTAAAGCTGTAGCTATCTGGGAAGGTAAGACTACTAGAGGCAACACTGCAACTGATGATATTGACGAAGACGGTCGCGCAATCATGCTGTGGGGCAAAGGTGATGTCTATGATGAGGCTCATAACCTCGTACAGGCTGACAATCAGATACCTGACTCATATCTGTTACAGATTCACACTTACATGCTGATTACTGGTATTCACACCACAAAGTTAAGCTGCTTACTTTCTACCTCAGATTTTAGAACCTACACAATTGATTTTGATGAAGAGCTGGCACTTGAGATCTTAAAACAGGCTCGAGAGTGGTGGGTTCGCCACATCTTACATGATGAAGAGCCTATGCGTACTGAGCGCGACTTAAAGCATATTCAGCAGGAGCCTACTAAGGTTGTTGCCTCAGATGACATTAAACAGAAACTGATTCAGTTTGATGCTTTAAAGAAAGACGCCAAAGCATTGGATACAAAGATTCAGTCATTAAAAGACGAGATCATCAACTTCGTAGGTACCAATGAAACCATTGTAGACAAAGACATGAAGGTTCTTTGCTCATACAAGTACCAGCATGGCAGAAGCTATATCAACAAAGACAAGTTAATGCTTATCAATCCTGATGCATATCAGCAGTGCTTAGCTGAGTACCAGGGCACAAGAGTTTTACGTTTATCCAAAGCCAAGAAATAAGGGAAAAGAATATGTTTACTAATTTTGCTACAGGCGCTCAGCCAATTAACCATCAGCCAAATGAAATGGCAAATTATGGACAGACTAGCAACGCATTTCAGCCACAGCCACAGCTACAGGCACAACCTCAACCACAGGTTAAGCCACAGCTACAGGCACAACCTCAGATTGTGTCTGATGAGGAGAAGAAGTTAGATCTTCGCTCCCCTTTTGCCAAAGTTAAGAGTGATTTTGCTTTTAACTCTAAAGCAAATAAGACTGAGACTGACAACATTGATATGACCTCAGCATCAAACGGCTTTACCAAGCTACCAACTGACTTTGAAGGTGCTCGTGAGTATGCAAAGTACATTTCAAGCTCTCAGTTAGTTCCTGCTGCTATGCGTTCAACTCCTGATTGTGACCGCTCTGCAGATACTTTCTTAATTATTCAAAAAGGCAATCGCTTAGGTCTGCTTCCAGCTGATGCTCTACAGATGATTTACATCTTAGGTGGTCGCACTTCAATGAGCGTTAAGGCTAAAGCCGGTATCTGCAGAAAGTATGGTACCTGGTCAATTACCTTTGACGGTCAGAATGCAAGGGCATCTGTTGAGGGTTATCGCTTTGACCGTCCTAATCAGAAAGAGTCATTTACCTACACAGGTACAGATGCTGCTATCGCGGGTCGTATGGAAAAAGATGCCAATGGTCAGTGGGTTGGTACTCAGGCTACATGGAAAACAATGTGGCCAGATATGTTACGCGCCCGCGCCCTGTCTCATTTCTTAGATCAGGTCTTCCCTGACGTTGTTGGTGGTTTCGTCGATGAGACATACGACCTTGATGTTGAAAATGATACCAAGACAGCAACTGACAATAAAGAAAAGGCAGAACAGCTAATCAAGAAGGCACGTTCAAAGAAGTCTACAGCTCAAACAGCTTCTAAAGAGATGCCTTCTCTAGTGATTAAACACGAAGAACCAAAGGTTACTGCAGTTCAGAACCCTGACACTGTAGCGCCTAAAGGTGACAGCCCATTCTAATCGTATTTTAACTTTTAATTTTAAAGAAGGAACTAAAAATGAATTTAGGCTCAACTCAAAATATACAGGTTCAGAATCCAACAGAGGTATTTGACACCTTAAAAGGCTTACCTTTTGTCGCTAACTCAGGCATCTATGACGGCACTATCGTTACTGCCTTAGCTGGTACCAAACGTATTAATAGCGTTGAACAGCCATGTGCTCGCGTTGGTTTTAGAGTAGCAACTCAGGAAGGTGAGGCTCAGCTTTGGATTTCTTTAGATCTAAGTGGTGACTATTCCTACCACTTGCAGCATTTAGCAATTCTTTGCAACTGCATTGACCAGCAAGGCAACCTTGTGATCAACGAGCATCAGGAACAGAAGAAGGATGGCACTGTAATGGTTGTATACCCTGACTTGGTTGGTAAGAAGCTTAAAGTCGCTGTACGCAGAACCGGTGAGGCAGATTCAGGTCAGCCATATATCAACCTAGCAGCTCTTTTATCTGTAGATGGTCGTACTGCTGTAGAGCTTATCAACAATCAGCCAGCATCATGGATCGCTACCAATCAGAAACGCTTAATGCCTGAAGGTTACCCTCTATTCCACGCAAAGCCAAAGGAGACAGCGCCAAAGACAGCAGCTGCAGGCTATGGTCAGCAAACTCAACAGCCATACGGTCAGTCACAGCCTCAGCAGGTGTATGGACAAGCTCCACAGCAACCAGTATCAGGTTACGGCTACGGCGCATAGGAGTGAGTGATGAATAAGCCATTCTGCATTTATGGAGTGGCTTATCGCTCTAAAGCTGAATTTTGGAAGAGTTTGGGGTACGCATTCAGAACCTTCAACGAAAAGGAAACTACAGAATGGGTAACTCAAAAGTTAAGAGATAAAACAAAAGACGAAATTCATGATTTTTTAAGCGATAAGCTCAACAAATTTTTGAAAAAAGAACGCAAAGGGACTATTTGGAATGTTTAAACCTAGATGGTATCAGCAAGAAGCATGCGATGCATTTTGGCAGTTTGTAGAAACTAACCATGATGCAAGTCGTAATCCAGTGCTAGTACTTCCTACAGGCACCGGTAAGAGCGTGATCATTGCTTACATCATTCAGCATGCTGTAAAGACATGGGACAACATCAGAGTTCTGATGCTTACTCATGTTGGTGAGCTTGTTAAACAGAACGCAGGCAAGTTAAGTTCTATCTGGCCTGAAGCTGATATTGGCATCTGCAGTGCAACTCTATGTCATAAAGATACTGAGAACTCAATCATCTTCGGTAACGTGCAGTCTGTAGCACCACTGCTAAAGCGTGATGCTAATGCTTTCGGCATGCGCAATCTGATTGTGATTGATGAGTGTCACATGCTGTCTGAAGATGAAAACTCACAGTACAGACAGGTGATTGCAGCATTAAAGAAACTAAGACCTCAGATGCGTGTTTTAGGTCTGTCAGCAACTCCTTATCGTATGAAAGGCGGTTATCTTACCGAGCAAAAGAACGCTGTCTTCACTGACATTGTTTATGACCTCAACTCTCAGTTTGAGCGCCTGATTAGTGAAGGTTACTTAGCACCAGTAACAACATTGAAGACTAAGCCTCATGTTGATCTTACAGGTGTTGGTACCAGAGCCGGCGATTACAAACTCGATGAGCTTCAAAAAGCCTGTGGCGATGATGCCATGCTGAAAAATTCTTTAGTCGAGGTAGTTAAGAGATCTTCAGGTCGTAGGGCATGGATTGTGTTTATCGCAGGTATTGAAAACTGCAACAAATGCGCTCAGCTGCTAAGAGAGATGAGTGTCAGCGCTTATGCTGTTAACTCCTCATTCTCAGCTGATGAGAATGCGACAAAGATTGAAGCTTTCAGAAAAGGTGAAATCAGATGTCTTGTATCTGCAGATCAATTAACCACAGGTTTTGATGTTCCACAAGTCGATTTGATCGCAATGTTAAGACCAACCAAATCACCTGGTCTTTATGTACAGATGATTGGTCGTGGTCTACGCCCTGCAGAGGGTAAAACAGATTGCCTTGTTCTCGATTTTGCTAGAAATATCGAGCGTCTTGGTCCCATTAACAACCCATTTATTCGCGCTCGTACTGAAAAGAAAGCATCGAGCAAGCAACAGGCACCGGTTAGATCATGTCCTGGCTGTCAGGCTTATATCCCTGTTCAGGCTACAGTGTGCCCTCATTGCGGTCAGAAGATTGAGAGAAATCTTGAGCTTGAGTTACAAGCCGGTGTGCTGATTGAACGTACTTTTGGACATCAGCCAAAGCCTGGCAGAAAGATAGCTACAGTTATCTCAGTTGACTATACCGAGTATAAAAGCGTTTCAGGCAATGTGTCCTTTTGCGCTGTTTATACCTGCATCGTGGGAGGAAAGAAAAGAACTATTAAGAAGTGGTTAGCTTTCAACCAAAAGAAAACTTCTATTGGATATCTGGAAGCAACTAAATCATGGAGAGAGTTAAGCAGCTATCCATACAAACTTGTACCACTGTCAGTAGAAGAAGCTATGCAAAGAACCAGTGAATTAAAAACCCCACTAGGTTTGGAATTTATTCCCAGAAACTTCTACTTTGGCAGCAAATTTGACGAAGTTACAGAGTTTTTATTTAACGAAGAAAACGACTCAGCAAGGAGTGCATAAATGATTATTTCACCTCAAGAGATTAAAGCAATATTAGCTTTTACTTCAAGCAATAAAAAAGATGCTGAATTTTTAAAGACTGTTTATGTTGACCGCAAAAACTCAAAGCTTATTGCTACAGACAGCTACAGTCTATTGGTTATTAAGTCAAAGGATGAGGAAGATATTAAGTCTGTAGATCAGAACGCTCTTTCTTACTATATCAATAAATCAACATTCAAGTTCTGTGGAGCCAATGAGGCACCTCTACACATTGATTTAAACACAGGTAAAGTGTCTGATAACATCACAGGCTTTACTATTAACTCAATCAACATTAAAGGTCGTGATACTTATGATGACTACCCAGTAGATCTTGACCGTATCTTTTCGCGCTCAGACATCATGGCTACCAACTGCATTTATTCATTAGATGGCTTTGAGAAGATACGTAAGTTAATCAGTCTTTACTCACCAAATTCAGAACTCTTTTTAACTTTGAAATCTCGTAATACTGATTTTATCAGCTTTGAGATTGAATCAAACAGAGCACTCATTCAATTTGCTGTTGCAGCACAATATGCTCAAGGAGCTAACCTACTTTACCCTAAAGAAGGATCAGAGCTGTAGGAGAACATAATGGAAGAATTAGCACTTGTAACAAGAAAAGACGTAATGGCGATACTGGGATTTAAGTCATTACATGGTTTTAATAATTTTTTAAAAAATCACTCTGATTTTCCAAAGCCAGTTGATAGGAATAACAGCTTTTCAGGACGCGTATGTTTCTTTAAGAAAGAGATAGAACAGTATTTAACCAATACATTTAAACATAAGGAATAAAGATGTTACCTAGAGGCCTCAGTGAAGAGGAATTTAAAAACCAGACAGTTCAGGAGTACCTGCAGGGCGAGTACGGTCTTGACAGAGAGCAGGCTGAAGAACTTGCGAGTCAAGAGTGGAGCATAAGGCAGGATGTTGAGGATCTTGCTCGCGTAAAGAAGGTAAAACTCAAGAAAAAGAATGATCATGCTGGCTTTGGTAAACGTGGAATTGTTTTGCATCAAAACCATATTATAAAAGCCGGGACTCAGGAATTAAGACTTAGTACAACTGCATATAAGGCATTGCGTAAAAAAGCAATTCTTACAAAAGAAGATGTTGAGTGGCTCTTGTGTGGTGATGATGAGTTTTTGCAAAAACACGCAAAAGGTCTTAATTTTCCAAACTTTGTCCCTAGATTCAGAGGATTTAGAACTTGGGCCGTTTACGAATGGATTGATAAATTTCAGATAAGGAGCAAGCACAAATGAAAAATACACTAGCAGATTTAAACGATCATCTTTTTGCAGCTTTAGAAAGAATAAATTCAGAGGATTTAAATCCTGAAGATCTAAAAAACGAATTAAAACGCGCTGACAGTGTGGCTGTTTTAGGTGAAGCTATCATTCATAACGCAGATGTGCAACTCAAAGCTATACGTATGCAGAATGAATACAGCAACTACACCGCCGTACCTCAGTCAATGCTACCAGATAACGTACAGCTGGAACATAAAAATGAACAGTAGAAAATATCCGCCTGAAATGGTCGACTACGTGAGAGAGCTTACAGAGCGTCATATTCCTAACAAGGAACAAATAAAGCGCTGTATGGAGAGGTTCAAGCTTGACGCTATTACTTACTCCGGCTTTATATCTTGGCGCTGCGATCATGGGATTAAATTTGAGAACCGATGGACTGAGGAGGTTAAGGACTTTATACGTAGAGAGATTAAGTCTCACTCCATACGTGAAGTCGCTGAAATGGTTAAAACCGAGTTCAAGTGGTCTGAAATGAGCGAGATGTTAATTAAAGGCGCGCTCATGCGCTACCACATCAAGACCGGCAGGACCGGATACTTTGAGAAAGGCTCTGTACCGGCCAACAAGGGCAAGGTCATGCCTCAGTGGTTACGTGACAAGTGTGCTGAGTCATGGTTCAAGAAGGGACAGCGACCACCTAACGAGTTGCCTATCGGTTCAAGGGTATTCTCTAAAGAAGGCTATCTCATGGAGAAGGTACGCGACGACCTTGGCACTAAAGCCTGTGAACGTTGGCGTCCAGTACACCAGCTTTTATGGGAGAAGGAGCGCGGACCAATACCAGAAGGTTATGTGGTGACTTTTCTTGATGGAGATATAACCAATATCACTATTGAAAATCTGGCATTGGTATCACGTAGAGTACATGCAAGCATGACTCATTATAAATTGAGATTCAAAAACGCAGAACTTACTAAAGCCGGTATAGCAATGACCAAGCTCAAGTTAGCAATCAATGCTCGCAAAGCTTGTTTAAAAAAGAATAAATCTAAACAGCGTAACTTCCAAAAGGACAAGAAATGACAGCAACTGCGAAAAAGAAATAGGAGCTTATTAAAAATGAATGATTTAGTTAACCATCCTGAGCATTATCAGGGCAAAGTTGAATGTATCGACTGTCTGGAATCAGCCACAGAAGGTCTTAGCGGTATTGAAGCTGTGTGTACAGCGAATGCGATCAAGTATCTGTATCGCTGGAAAAGGAAAAACGGAAAGGAAGACCTGTTAAAGGCCCAGTGGTATATAAAACATTTAATCGAACATATAGACGGAGACAGCACCCATGCTTAAACAGAAGATCATCTATCAGCTTGATGCAGGAGCCTACAAGCCTGTGAAAGCGCACGAGGCAGACGCAGGCTTTGACCTTTTCGCAAAAGAGGACGTGGAGCTAAGTCCAGACAAGACTTTTAAGGTTGACACCGGTGTGCACGTACTTATTCCTGAAGGGTATGTAGGTCTGGTCCTTCCGCGCTCATCCTACAACTGTGCCGGCGTGGCAACCCCTACAGGTGTGATTGATGCGGGTTACACTGGCTCTATATCAGTGGTTCTTGTATCTAAATACGATTTAAGGATCTTCGCCGGTAACCGTATTGCACAGCTGGTCATTGTTCCGCTTCCTGATGTGCATCTTGTGGAGGGCGACGTTACTGGAGTTAAGAGCGAACGTGGATTAGGCGGTTTTGGCAGTACTGGAGCTTAGATGTAATGAAAGAAGAGATGAAAGATTTAAGAAGGTAAGCATTATGGCAGGAGAACAGAATGGTAACTTTACAAGTGACAAGCAAAGACTTACTATTAGATAAGCATGACGTAGCTCAGATGTTCAAAGTCAGTGAGCAGAAGATTAACTTACTCCTTCGTACAAGTGATTTTCCACAGCCATTCAAGCTTGGCAACAGTTTCCAAGCTACACCTTTATGGAGACTTGAGGATTTGAAAGCGTGGATTGACAAGCACTACGGCGAGAAAAGTTAAACACCCAAAAACTACACCCACTAACCACAACAAATTGCTATAAAACAAGTGGTTAGTGAGTTTTATTTTAATCCCGTTCTCACCGCCATAGCACCTTTTAGGTGCTTTTGTATCTAAAATCAGCTAATTATCCTTTCTATTTTTTTTCTTAATTTTCAATAAAATAATCGTTAAAAATCGGTGATACTAGCAGAGCTACTATCATAGCTAGTATCAAATAAATGCTACAATATGTGGCGCTAATGTGGCGTTTACAAATGTACAGTCACAAAAACGGCTAAACACCACATGGATAATTCAGGAGCATTTATGCTTACATTTTTAGAAAAAAAAGCTCAGGCAAAAGATAAGGAATACAACTTAGCTGATGGTAATGGCTTATACCTGCGCATACTACCCTCAGGTATTAAAAATTGGATTGCTAATTTTAGATCTGATGATAAAAAGATAAGTAAGAAACTAGGATCATTCCCTGAGTTATCTATCAAAGAAGCTAGAGAGTAGCTATCTCTTTTAAAAGCCCAAGCTAAATTTGAAGGTTCACCTGTTATTAAAGAAAAGGTTCATACATTTGAAGAGATCTACTATGAGTGGATTGAAGTTAAGAAGGTTAAAGTAAAGAATTGGCAGGACATCTCTAACCGCATTGAGCGCTATATCCTACCTTCATTAGGTAAGATTGACTACAAAGCTATTACTCCTGTAGCTTTTGTTGAGATCTTAAAACAAGATCTTTATACCAGAGGTAAGTACGAAACTATTAAGCGTATTTGTATGTACATTAAAGAGATTGACATCTACGCTTTAAATATTGGTTATGTAAAAGAGCTTCACTTCCAAAATCTTTACTCTGTATTCCCTGTTAAGACGGTTATCAAAAACAGACCTTCTATTCATTACTCACAGTTAGCGTCTGTTCTTAAAGAGTTACAGGTTTAATTTTGACTAAAGTGTTTACCTTCCACAAATCACATTCAAGGCCATCTTTACCTGTACGCCATCCTAAAACTGTATATGTAATTTTTTTAGATTGAGCTTCTCGATATTTTGCTTCCTGTTCTGGTCCATTTGATATGCCACCGTTCATGGTCTGCTCTTTGTAGCGATAGAATCTGAATCTTTTAATTTTCTCATCTTGGCATTTAGAAATTTGCTGCAGGTCATCACCAAATTTCTTATTATTTCCATTCTGATCATTGTCATACCAGTAACGAGAGAAACGTTGACTGTAATCTTTCTGTGTTGATGCTGTCAGAATATTGGTTCCTAATTCTAATGTTGCACCAGATGATTTAGGATCATCAGTATCAGTAATTATCAGATTGCCATACTCATCATCCATAAAATACAGACCTAATGATTTGGTTAAATTCTGAATTGCCTTAAAAACTGTTTCACTGTTTTTAACAGTTGAGTGAACATTTGAATTAACAGCAGCATTATTTGACTCACAGACAAGCTTAATTCCATAAGGAGCAATTAACTGAGATACAGCAAGCTTTAAAGGGATGTTTTTAAACTGAGTAACAGCCTTTGTAATATTAGGCTCTACAAAAGTTTTGCCTCCGTTAATATTCTTTGTCCATGAATTATTTTTAATACTGGATAAGTCATATCCCTGTGGGGCTACATTACAGTCAACTAAATCTTCGGTTTTACTTCTGCCAACAACTGAAGCGGTTACCGATGTGCCGTTATAACTGATTGGAGTTGAGTCAATAAAGCCTGTCAGTACAAGATCATCTCCTATTGTGAGCTGAATTTCATCAGTTGCCTTAAATTGTGGAATTTCGTTTTGAGCATACACTTTTGGTGTTATATCTAGCTGAAATGTTCTAGATAAAGCGTTAATCTCTGAAGTAATAGATACAGATGACCAGTAGTTATAGGTATTTGAACTGTTAACTTTAAGCTGTACTGTGTTTTTATTGACCATAAAAAAGCCCACAATTAAGTGGGCCTCCATAACAAATTAAAAACTAATATTTTTCACATTCAATGGAATCATCAGAATGCTGTATACAGCGATATTCCTTGCCGTCGATCGTTACTTTTGTTCCCCTACTCATAGGATCGATCATGCTATTCACTATCATAGTCTGGCGTTGATCTTCTACAGTTCCTAACGATGCTATATCTCTTTGATGAAAATCACAATCTTCTGTAAAACCATCCTTGGGTGAACAGTAAGCATTTGCACATCCGATTGATGACAACAAAGCAATTAAAACTATTAATTTTTTCATAGCAACTATCCTTCTTTTCTTGAATTATAGTCTAAAAATTAATGGTTAAAACACTAAGATACAGATTTTGTAATTCTGATTGGAACCTTTTGCATGAACAAAGGAAAATGAATGTTATTACGTCTTATGATTTCATCCACTCTGCTGGTATCTCCATACTGTTCATAAGCTAAAACCAAAGTAGGCTGTGGCTCTTTTGGAGTTACAGTTATGGTTTTACCATCAGCTAGAACCTCATTTGTAAAGTAATGATAAACATTGCTGTAAAGTTCCTCCAGACTTTCATACAGATTACTGTCATCAGTTCCCTGATATATCATTTCAGCTTCAATAACTGAAAGAACTTCATTACGCAGTGCAAGAATTTCATCTTCGGATTTGGTGTTTCCGGCTGTGTCAATGTCTCCGTCATTCTCACCATCCAGGTTTGTTCCGACAAGAGAAACAATACCGGCTAAACTGAGCAAGTAAAGTAAGCCTTACTGAAGTTTTTACAGCTTCTGCTAATTCTGATTTCTGAGTGTTAATATCAGTCTGCCTAAAATCAACTGTTGTTCCTTGAACCGTACCTTGAGCAGTTCCTTGAGATGTCCCAAGAGCAGTGCAGGTGACTGATGAGGTTGTACTTAATTCATCAGAATGAATTAAATTAAGTACAGCATGCCCTGCATTTCTCCAGTTCTGAATAACATTAGAGTAATTGCCTACTCCTAACTGATACTGTACGCCAGACTGAGACTGCAACAGGGTGCCTACAGGGACATCCACAACGTCGTTATAATAGTTAAACTTAACTTCTCCCATTGCTTTCGTTGCTGTTTTTCTAGTCAGATTAAAAATAGAAGCTCGCCTTTCAAGATAAGCAGTTTCAGCTGAATCAGAAAACAGCTGATTTTTGTAATAATCAAGTACTGCATAAATTGAATGAGACACACCAGCAATGACACGGATAAAAACAGATAAGTCAGAGCGTCTCAATTCTTCTGAAGTTAAGCGTGATGTTGCATCATTCTCAATTCTTGTGATGATGTCACTCAATTTTGACCTTAAATTATTCATTTATACCTCTTTAAACTTATAACTTGTCTGTTTACCGTCAACTGTTAATACAACACTGATATTCACTCTGTTAATTTCAGAACG